AGGGCCTTGACGCGGACGCGCTGAACAAGACCGCCACCGGCACGGCACTGATGCAGGCGCAAGGCCAGCAGCAAGAGGAGTTCATCGCCCGCAACCTCGCAGAGACGCTGGGGCGGATGTTCGCCAAGAAGTACCGGCTGATGAAAGTCGAAGGCGAGCCGTTCAAGATCAAGGTGGACGGCAATTACAAGACCGTCGATCCATCGCAATGGCCCGAGGACATCAACGTGGTGATCCGCGTGGGTCTGGGCTCCGGGTCCAAGGACAAGCGGATCCAGTATCGCCTGGCGCTGGCCCCGATGATGGCCGAGGGAATGCAGCAGGGGCTTGTCTCCCCTGAGAACGTGTTCAACGCGATTGACGGGCTGGTCCGCGATATGGGGCTTGGGACCGGCGATGATTTCTGGATCGACCCCTCGACGCAGCAGCCGAACCCGCAGGGCGACCCTGAAGCGCAGGCCCAGGCGATGCAGGCGCAGCTCGAACAGGCCAAGCTTCAGATTCAGGCGCAGAAGGTCCAAGGGGATCATGAAATCGCCCAGCAAAAACTGATGAGCGAGCATCAGAACAAGCAGGACAAGATCGCGGCCGATGCGATTGCGGCGCAGCAGAAGACCGAGACCGAGGCTGAGCTCGAAAACCAGCGACAGGGGATCGAAGCGGCGATTGCCATGCACCAGGCGAACACGCAGGCCGAGACGGCGCGGCACATCGCGAAGAACCGTGCGGGCGGAAGGCTTGACGCATGATCGAGCGCATCCTCGCCCTCTTCGGCTATTTCCGTGCCTCTGATGAGGTGTCGCCGCTGGATGACGACATCACATTCAATGCGGCGGACGGCGAGCTGAGCGAACATGGCTTTGCTCGCAGGCATCAGGAGGCGCGATGGCGCTATGATGCACTGCTGCCTAAGGTTAAGCGGCTAGAGGGCTTCCTCGGGCTGAATCATCGCGAGTTCGAGCGCGTCAACAACGGTGCCGATGCTGTGGTTCGTGGCGAGCGTTGGGAGGCATTCTACCGCGAGGAGGGCGGATTGGCGGACATGATCGCCAATATCCGCCGCGCCTATTTCGCCAAGGTTGGGGAGCTGAAGGCGGGCGAGCACGAGGCGCTTCAGATGCTGGCCGTTGCCGATCGTCTGGCGCGTGAGCTGGAGCGCGAGGTTCTGGCCGTGATCGAAACCGGCAAACTGGAACGAAGCAGAGCCGATCAATTGGCGCGCTCTGCCGCAGCGATGCGTCCGCGATGAGATACGCCATTCGGGCGGCCAAGCCGCTCTACATCGAAACGCCGCTGTGGGACGACAATGAGCCGCATCGGCCCAGCCTTACTGTGGATGACAGCAAAGAGACGTTCACCGGCCTAGTGGACATTCACGGCAACGAGATTTGCCGTTTGCAGGATCCGATCGGCTTCGGCCGACGGTAAGACCGCCCGGCGAGAGCCGCGCATTTCCCTCAGAAGGAAGCACAATGGACACGGCCCATCAGGAAACTGAAGCCGCACCTGTGCCTGTCACGGACGTTGACAGCGCGGCGGCGGCGATTTCGAACATGCTCGCCACCGAAGAGCCCGAAGATACTCCGGATCAGGAGTCCGAAGGCGACGAAACTGAACTTGAGCTAGCTGAAGAGACGAACGAAGAGGCCGAACCGGCAGAGCCGGCCATCGCCCCTCCCGTCAGTCTCAACGCCGAAGAAAAAGCCCGCTACGCGCAGCTTCCCCCAGAAGCCCAGCAATTCGTTGCGGAGCTTGAGACGCGGCGCAATGCTCAGGTTCAGCAAGCGACGACGAAGGCCAGTGAAGCCCAGCGTGCGGCGGAAGCCCGCGCAGCCACTGCCGACGCCCAGGCGAAGGCTGTCTATGCACAGCAGCTTTCACAATTCGCGGATGCCCTGGCTCCGCAGCGTCCCGACCCGCAATTGGCGGCGACGGACCCAATGGCATTCATTGCCCAGAACGCGCAGTATGAGGCCGCCAAGGCTCAGCACGACGAGTTCGTGCAGCAGGTGCAGACCATCAAACAGGATGCGGAAAACGGCGTCAGTCAGGCGTTCATTCAGGAGCGCGACCGGCAGTTGATGGCGATCCCCGAGATCCAGAACGAGACGACCCGCAAGGATTTTCTCGACAAGGCTTTCGAGGCTGCGAACTTCCTTGGTTATGACCATGAACAGGTTGTTTCCAAGGCGAGCGCGCAGGAAATCGCCATGCTTCGGCAGATCGCGGGACTGAAGGAAAAGGCCGACAAATATGACGCCGCCATGTCCCGGCAGATGCAGCGTGTCCGGCAGGGCAAATCCAAGGTGATGCAACCTCGCGCGGCCCAGCCTCGGGCAGCCGTGCAGAGCGCAGACCTTGCTTCAGCAAAGGAGCGTTTGAAAGCATCGGGCTCGGTGGATGACGCCGCCGCAGTCCTTCGCAATCTCGGGCTCTAAACCTCAATCCAGATGCCACGCCGTGAGGCGTCGCGTCCCAGCGCCCCTTCGGGGGTCAGAAGGAAACTCCAATGGCAGTCCCAACGAATACCGTTCAGGCGGTTGGCCGTATCGGCATCCGCGAAGATCTCGAAGACGCGATCTACAACATTTCGCCGATGGACACTCCCTTTCTCTCGGCCATCGGCCGCGGCAAAGCGGAGAACACCTTCGTCGAATGGCAGATCGACAGCCTCGCCGCCGCTTCCGGCACCAACAAGACCGTTCAGGGCGACGACCTTTCCAACGATTCGCGTGCGGCGACCACTCGCGTGGGCACCTACACGCAGATCATGAAGAAGGTGATCGGCACCTCGACCACGGCGCGGGCGGTGAAGACCGCTGGCCGCCGCGACGAGCACGCCTATCAGCTCGCCAAGGCCGGCAAGGAGCTGAAGCGCGACATGGAGACCCGCTTTTGCGGCAACTTCGCGTCGGTTGCCCCGACGGCTTCGGTTGCTGGTGAAACGGCAGGTGCGCTGGCGTGGCTCACGACCAATACGTCGCGCGGTTCGACCGGCGCCAACGGCGGCTATTCGGCGGGTATTGTCGCCGCAGCCACCAACGGCACGCAGCGGACCTTCACGGAAACCTTGCTGAAGGGCCAGATCGCGGCAGCGTGGAACGCTGGCGGCGAGCCGAGCATGGCGATCATGTCGCTCACGCAGAAGCAGGTGGCTGCGGCCTTCACCGGTCTTGCCCAGGCACGGCGTGAGACGGGCAACAAGAAGCTGGAGATCATCGCTGGCGCGGACGTGTACGTGTCCGACGTTGGCGAGGTCCGGTTCGTTCCAGACCGCTTCTGCTCGACCCGCGATGCCCTGATCGTCGATCCGAGCCTGTGGGAAATCGCAGTGCTCGACCCGATGCAGGACAAGCCGCTGGCAACGACCGGCCTTGCCGATCGCACGGCACTCTACACCGAAGTGGCGCTGAAGTGCCATCAGGAAGCCGGCAACGCAGTGGTCGCCGACCTCTCGTAAGCGTGAAGATTGGGGCGGGCTTTCGGGCTCGCCCCTCTCGTTGGAGGGAAAATGCCCAACGAACGGCTGCTCGATTTCAACCCCGAGACCGGCGAGAAGCAATGGCTCTCGACCGACGAAGAGGGCAACAGCTTCGTCCGTTACGAGCAGGACGTTGAAGGCGTCCTCAAGTTCAACCATGAGCTTGGCGGCGAAGGCCTCGATAAGCGCGCCGATCAGTGGCACGTCGGACGCTATCCCAACTCCATCCTCATGGAGTGGTTCACAAAGCACGGGGTGAAGTTCTGGGATCCATCTCACGCTGATGGGGTGAAGCGGATGCTCAACCATCCCGACTACGCCCGTTTCCGTTCGCACAATTTCAAGGTATAGCACATGGCAATCAGCGTCGGCTCACTCGCGCCCGGCGCGATCCAGAATTACACGGACCTCCTCGCCGCCGTCCGCGACATGATGGACGACGACAATTATTCGCAAAGCTCGATCGACCGCTGCATTCGGCTCGCGGAAAGCTATTTCAACCGCGAGCTGCGCCATCCGAGAATGGAAAAGTCGGTTCTCCTGGCGCTCACCGCCGAGACCAGCATTCTCCCCGATGACTTCCTTGCGATGCGCTCGATCAAGGAAGTGGCTAGCCCGGCATTCACTTTGGCATCCATGTCGCCAGCGGCACTCATCGAGACCTACGGCCAGACGGCGGGAACGCCGGAAGCCTATGCGATCGAGGGGCGGTCGATCCGCATCGCGCCGATCGGCAACGTGACGCTGGAGCTGTCCTATTACGCGGCGATCCCCGCGCTTTGCGCGAATGCACCGGTCAACTGGCTCATCGTCAATCACCCCGATCTCTATCTGTGGGGCACGGTCTGGTATTGCTGCCAGCGCGACCGGGATTCTAACGGCGCGGCGATGGCGCAGAGTGCTCTCAGTGGTATTCTCCAGTCGCTCCAGACCTCTTCGGTAAAGGACCGGTGGGGAGCTGCGCCGCTGAGGCCAAGGGGCATCACGCAGGTCAGCTCGGCTCGTGCGTAAGCGCTTCGAATGGCCTGCCTACCTGCCTGATCAGGCTCCGGTGGGCAAGCTGCTGACCATTGCCGAGAACGTCTATCCGATTTCGGGCGGCTATGGACCTGTTGCGTCCTATGTTGCGCAGACCGATGCGCTTCCTTACGCCTTTGACGGCGGGGCGGCATTCATCGCCACGGATGGAACGACCTATCTCATCGCCGGGACTGACGGAGGACTTTACAAGCTCGGCGGATCGTCATGGACCAGCCTCACCGCGAGTTCCGCGGGGAGGTGGCACTTCGTCCAGTTCAAGAATTATGCGATTGCCGTTAACGGCGGAACGACCAAGGTCATCGACCTTATTGCCGGGACAGGCGCCAATCTCGCCGCCGCTCCTACCGGCACGAGCATTGCTGTCATTGGTCCGTTCGTTGTCATCGGACAGGCTGGAGGCGACAAGCTCAAAGTCCAGTGGTCGGCGTTCGACGATCACACGACATGGACCCCGGCTGTCAATCAATCAGGCTTTCAGGGAATGCACGATGGCGGCGAGGTCATGGGCCTCGCGTCTGGCGAATATGGGCTCATCCTTCAGCGTTTCGCGATCACCCGCATGTCATTGACCGGGGACAGTCTGGCCCCGTTCGAGTTTCAGCAAGTCACCAATAACTTCGGCTGCGCATCCAAGGCTTCGATCGTTCAGGCTGGGCGGACGGTGTTCTGCCTTTCCGATCGCGGGTTCATCGCCATCGAGGACGGGCAGGGCGTCCGTCCGATCGGCAACGAGGCTGTGGACGCGACATTCAGGAACTTCGTTTCGCAGGCCGATTACGAGCGAATCTACACGGCGGTCGATCCCAAAAGGACATTGGTATTCTGGGGCGTGCCCGGCGCGCCGGGGTTCATCTTCTGCTACAACTGGACGCTTCAGCGCTGGACAACGATCAGCCTGCCGTTTTCGGGCTTCTTCTCCGCTTATCAGGCAGGCCAGACGTTGGAACAGGTCTCGGCGACTTATCCCAATATCGACACCATGCCTTATTCGCTCGACGATGTGCGGTTTCAGGGAGGCGACCCGCGGCTCTATTTCGTCGGCACCGACAAGACCGTTGGGGCGCTCTCAGGAGCATTTCTGGCGGCGACGCTCAAGCTTGCATGGCAGGAGCCTTTTCCGGGCCAGCGGGCACGGATAAGAAGCGCTTGGCCGATCACGGATGCAACGAGCGGCGTGACGGTGACGGTCGATGCGAGGCAGCGCATGGGCGACGCTCTGCTTCCAGTCTCGGCAACGGCAATGCGGGCATCTGGGCGGGTGCCGGTTCGAGCAACTGGACGATATGCGCAAGTGACGGTCCAGCATTCGGCGGGATCGACTTGGGGCTACGATCAGGGGTTCGATCTGGACTGCGAGGCCGCGGGTGTCCGCTAGGCAGGTCCCGGTCGATGCTAAAACAGGAGATTGGCCGCGCAAGGTTGCGGGCGCACTCAACTATCTTCTGACGCAAAGGCTCGACGTGGTGTCTGTGAGCGCAGCCTACACGGTTGCTGCCAATGATGATGTGATTATCGGCAATGCTACCACCGCGGCTTTCGCGATCACACTCAGTTCGGCCGTTCTTCAGAAGGGGCGGCTGATCCGTTTCAAGAAGATCGATGCGTCGGCAAATGCGGTGACGATCACTCCTGCCGGAGCGGAAACGATAGACGGGGCCGCAACTCTCGCGCTTGGTGCGCAATGGGCGTCCGCGGCGATTTATTCAGATGGGACCAACTGGCTCAAGGCCTGACATTTTCAAGCGAGGAACATCATGGGCGCTTATCCGATCAATGCCTACGTCGCGAACGTCGATCCTTCAGGCAACGCGCTGTTCGGTAACGTCGATACCGGCGCGCTGATTACCCACACGGCGGCTTCTACCGGAGTGAACAGCGCTGACCAAGCGAACTATGTGTCGCGCGGCCTGAAGCTGGTGATCGACATCACTGCCATTACCGGATCGACGCCGACGCTCACAGTCACCATCCAGGGCAAGGACACGGCGTCGGGCAAATATTACACCATCCTCGCTTCGGCGGCGCTGAGTGCGGTCGCAACGACCGTTCTCACCGTTTATCCGGGCCTGACCGCTGCCGCGAATGTGACCGCCAACGATGTTCTTCCTAAGACGTTCCGGGTGATTACGGCGATCGGCGGCGGCACTCCTGCTGTGACCGCGACCATCGGTGCATCGCTCATCAACTGATGTTCTCCGCCTATCTCCGCCACAGGGAGGAGATCGCCGCACTGCTCGACCCGCGCTGTTATTCAATCGAATGGCTGGACGGCAAGGTTGCCGGGGGCCTGATGACCGTTTGGGGGAATGACAAAGCGGTCATCGGCACTGAGATCAAACAATATCCAGCAGGGGCGCTGGAAATCCACGGCATGTTCGCGGCGGGGGAGTTGAGCTCGATCCTTGAATTGATCGAGCAAGCCGAGAATTGGGCGCGGTGCGAGGGAATAGACTTCGCCGCCATCGCAAGCCGTGAGGGTTGGGTGAGAGTGCTTGGACCGCGCGGATATCGAACGCACCAGGTTGAGCTTCGAAAGGATTTGAGCGATGGGGCTTAGCGGCTCGAAGAGCACCAGCAAGACGACGCCGATTTACGGCAAGGAAGTAACTGGCGCTGCCAGCGACATTTCGAATACGCTGCACACTCAGCTTCCCAAGATCACAGGCGTCACGGACCAGTTGAGCGGTTTGGTTCCTGGACTGCTTGACGACTTCAAGAATGGCGATCCCAGCGTGGATGCGGCTCGGGGCTTCAACTCGGATGTGCTCGGCGGCAAGTATCTGAACGCCAATCCCTACCTCGATCAGGTGATCGAAGCGACCGGCAACGATGTCCGCAACCAGACTGCCGGGGCCTTGGGCGTCCACGGCAACTATGGCGACAGCTCGGCACTGGCGGATATCGTGTCCCGCAACGTCGCCAATGCAGCCGGAAATCTCCGCTATCAGAACTACAACAACGGCCTGATGCTCATGGGCCAGCAGGCGGGGCTGTCGCCGACCCTCGCCGCCTCCAAATATCTGCCGATCGATCAAATGACGAATATCGCCCAAGCGCAGCAGATCCCAGTTCAGGCGGCAACTGGAGCTGGAGCCGGAATCGGCGGGCTACTCGGGCAATATACCAACACCAAGACGAAAAGCTCGCCCGGCATTGGACAGATGCTGATGAATGCAGCGGCTGCGGCGGCGCAGGCTTATGCGGCGTGTGATGCGCGGCTGAAGGAGAATATCCGCGCCGTGGGTCTGACCCACGGCGGCCTGCCGCTCTACAGCTTCAACTACATCGGCGATCCAGAGCCTCGGATTGGTCCTCTCGCGCAGGAAGTGGCTGAGATGCAGCCCGAGAACCTTGGGCCTGAGATTGACGGCTACATGACCGTGAAGCTCGCGGAGGTGCGCTGATGGCCCTGTTCAACTTCGATCCCAACGACCCATTCAAGCAAGCGCAGCTTCAGCCCGCGCCGCAGCAGGCACAGCAGCCTCAGATGCAGTCGATCCAACCTCCGGCCTACGTCCGCCAGAAGCCGAGCGTCATGGGGATCATCGCCGATGCTCTTTCCGGGGCAGCGGGACAGCCTGGAGCCTATGCCGCATCACTCCGCAACCAGAATGAATATGCGCAGCAGGTTGCGCGCATCCAGCAGCAGCAAGCCGCCGAATATGCCCGTCAGCAGCAGCTCTATGACTACAAGCTGGCGCATCCCGACACGCCGGACATCACGCAGCGCGTCCAGGCGCTCAACGCACTGAAGCCCGGCCTAGGAGACACCTACGCCCAGAATTACGCGGCGAACGGCGGCGGTCTCGGGCCGCTCATCACCAACCCGGTGACCGGGCAGCAATATTCGACCAAGCCCATGGCTCCTCAATCTCCGCCAGACGAGGCGGTTGCTAGGCTCCGTGCCAATCCCGCAGAGGCATCGCAGTTCGACGAGATTTTCGGCCCCGGAGCATCGGCTAAATACATCGGAGGTCAGACGGTCGCCCCGTCTGGTGGCTTTCCCGGACACCAATAAACCATACTACGTATCGCCAACCAACTTTCCTGATCCAATGAAGGCGCCGGGTCGCATGACGAGCGGTCGCAGGACGGTGGAGGGCAACCGCTTCGTCGGCGGCGTTCCGAGCAGCCATCATCTCTCAGGCGATGCGGCCGATTATGTCGGAACCACCATGCCGGCGCTGCAGGCCTATTTTGGGCCGAAAGCCCGCTACCTGAATGAGGGCGACCACATTCATGTGACGCTGCCTGGATACAACCGGGTTCCATATTTTGGCCGAAACGGCACGCGAGGGCGATAGTGGCAGACAATCCTTACGCCAAATATGCCAATCCCTATGCGGGAATGACGCCAATCGGCGTGCCCGATCCGACCAAGCCGCTCGACCTCAAGAGCAAGCAGATCGGCGTCCAGAAGGGGGAGGCTGAGCTCCAGCTGACGCCCTACCAGCTGCGCAAGCAGAAGGCGGAAGCGCAGAAAGCGGAAATCGACGCCCGCAACGCGCAAGAGCAATATGACGCGCAGCATCCGTCAGCCAACACCACGGGCCTCTATGGCGACGCCTTCCTGAAAACTCTCTCTCCGTCCGACCAGGCGATGGTCAAGGGACTGACAGAGGGCCGACTTGCCTTTCCGCAGGGCGCGGCTCTTCGCGCCCCGTTCTGGCAGGAGAAACTCTCCCAGGTCGCGCAGTTTGATCCGACTTTCGACGCGACCAACTTCAATGCCCGCGCGGCAGCTCGGAAAAACGCAATCTCCGGCAAACTTGGGAACGCGAACAACGCTCTCAACACGGCGATTGGGCACGTCGGCACGCTAGCGGGTCAGATTGACGGCACAGCGTCCCACGGCGGCTTTCCGTTCGCCACGACGGTCAATGCAGTCGAAAACTATCTGTACAAGAAGGCCGGCGATCCAGGCGTCACCAACTATGTGGACACGGCAAGCAAGCTCGCCGACGAACTTGAAGCCGCCTATCGCAACGGTGGCGGCGCGGAAGCCGGGGTAACGCGCCAGCTCCGCAACCTTGATCCGAACATGTCGCGCGAGCAGAAAGAGGGCATCGTTCGCAACGCGATTGATCTGCTTGCCTCGAAAATGGCGGCGAACCTGTCGCAATATAATTTCGGCACGGGCGGCAAGCCCACGTGGGACATGCTTGACCCCCACGCGCTTGAAACGTTGAACACGCTCGCTCCCGACATTCGCGACAAATATTTCGTTGCGCCCGCAGGAAGCCCGCAAACGCCCCCTACAGAGCCGCCGGCCATTGGCGGCGGAAACGGACCGTCAGGCCCGGCCACGCCCCCCAGCGGCCCGCAAATCGGCCCCAGCGCCGATTATTCAGGTTTGACCGGCGGACCCAACCAAGCGCTCGCACAGGGCGGCGTGTTCACGCCGGGCTATCGCAACGTTTATGACCCTGCCTCTGCCGCAGGGATTGCAGCACTGATCCGCAAGGGGCGTCCGGTCGGCGAAGCCAATGCCTATGCGACCTCGCGCGGCTTTCAGCCGATCGATCCCTCGATCTACGCCAAGGCGGTTGCGTTCGCCAAAACGCATCATGGCGCGGTCAATGTTCAGGCCGACAAGTCGGTCCCGACGACCTTCTGGCAGCGCGCAGCATCATCTCCGGAAGGCGCGTTCGCTGCTGGAGTTGCCAGCGGCGGGACTGCGGGCCTCTCCGATCTCGCCGGGCGCCTGATTGGCGGCGAGGCATATGACGCCAATCGCGACGCCCTGTCCGCCACGCACGGCACTGCTGATCTGCTCGGCAATGTCGTTGGCGGCGCGACGGGGATGATCGGCGGCGGCGGGGTTCTGGCGAATTACCTGGCGGCGGGGGCCAAGGGCGGCATTCGACGTAACGCGCTCGCATGGGCTGCGCGCAACCCGGTCAAGGCCGCCATCCTTGGAGACATCGGCTATGGCGGCACCTATGGAGCCGCGACGAATCCCGACAATCCAGGCGAAGGTGCTGCCATCGGTGGGATCACCGGTCTTACCGGAAGCGTTCTCGGAACGGGAGCGTCAAGAGCGGTCGGCGGGGCGCTGCGCGGCGTTGTCAATCCAGCAGCCCAGCGCTTGCAGGCCGCTGGAATTCCGCTGACGGCTGGGGAAATCCTCGGCGGCGGGTGGAAGAAAGCCCAGGACGCGATGACCAGCGTGTTCGGTCCCGGCAACATGGTTGCCCGCCGCTATGCAGAGGGACGCAGAGCACTCAATCAGGCCGCGTTCAACGAGGCTGGGCAGATCATCGGCGCTCCGATCAATCGTGTCGGACAGGCTGGCATTGAAGCCTTGGATGCAGCGAAAAACCGCGCCTATTCGGACGCGCTGGATCCGGTCACGCTGGACTTGAACAATCCGCAGGCGATTGGCGATCTGACCGGCGCGGTCAATTCTGCGAGGGCCATACCCAATGTCGATCAGGCCAGCGATCTCGCCACAGGGGCATTGGCGAATTACATCGGCAACGCAGCCCCCGCGGGCATCATGTCAGGGCGCGACTTCCAGCAGGCGTATCGCGGACTTTCCCGCACCGCCCGCCAATCGTCTGACCGCATCTATGGCCACGAAATCGGACAATCCCTCGGGCAGGGGCAGGATGCGCTGGTCGGGGCTCTCCAGAACCAGAACCCGCTTGCTTATGCTAATTTCCTCCGCGCCAACCGCGCCAACCGGCATTTGTCCGTTCTCACCGATGCGGTGAACGCGGCGAAGAACCAAGTGAGCGACAATGGGGAGCAGCTGTTCACCCCCGCTCAGCTCGGGACCGCAGCGACCAGCAATGCCCGCACCTATAGCGGGAAAGTTGCTGCGGCCTCCGGCGAGCGCCCGTTCAATCAACTGGCTCTCGACGCTCAGCAGGTGATGTCGAGCAAGCTTGGCGATAGCGGCACCGCAATGCGAGAGGCGGGCATTCGCCTTGCAACTGGAGCCGGACTTGCCGCGGCAGGTGGCGGCCTCGGGTATGGCGCGGATGGCGGCGAAGGTGCCGCCGAAGGCGCAGCGATTCCTCTCGGCGTCCTAAGCCTGCTCGGGACGCGGCGGGCTCAGCAGGCGGCGGCTTTGGCTCTGCTCCGGCGCAACAATCCAATGCGTGTCGCTGGCCAGGCGATAATCGACAATCCGCAGGTTGGCGGCGGCCTCCTTACGGCGTCTGGCCTCCCCCTTCTTCCGTACTCGACGAACCCGTAACCAGATCAAGACTGTGTGCCCGATTCCGACGCCGAACCCGGCGGCGGCCATGCGCATGACCATGAAGCCGTCCATCGGCTGATCCTTACTCCCAAATCTTCGAAAATCCAAAGGAGCTTCGCCGATGGCCTTTTCGGCTTACAGCCTCACGCCTGCGCTCAACATTACGATCGGCGGCGTGAACGTGGACGAGGGCTGCCCTCCAGCGAACATCAACAATGCGCTGCGCCAAATCGCCGCAGACGGACGCAGCCTTTACGATACCGTGGCGGGAATCAATGTGTCGAGCTATCTCCCTCTCGCGGGTGGGACGGTCACCGGCAACATCGTCCGCTCGGGCTCGGGAACACACCTCTATTACATCGCCAATACATTGGTTGATGGTCGGGTTGAAATCTCGCCCACGGGCACCGCTCGCCCCTCTTCGCCTGGCGAAGGCTATCTGAGGTTCCTCTACTGATGGAGGTATATGCCTCTGGCGCGTGGCGCACGATCACTGGCGCTGAAGCCTATGTCGGGGGGCAATGGCGCACGATCCTTTCCGCTGAAGTCTACAAGGGCGGAGCATGGCGAACCGTCGGGTCTTTCATCCAGCCCTTAACGCTCTCCATTAGTCCCGCCTCGATCAGCAAGGGCGGATCGGGGCCGATCGTCACCTACAGTTCTGCGGTTGCTACGCCATCAGGCGGATCGGGACCGTATACATATCTGTGGGAAGTCACCAGCGGCGGCCCCTTCTCCTTCGGCTCCGCAACGTCAGGAACAACGACCGTAAGCGCAGACGTGTCCGTGAGCGACAAGACCGGAACGATCCGCTGCACGGTCACAGATTCTCTTGGGGCCACTGCGAACAGCAGCATTTCCGTCTCGATCTTCTTCCGCGACACGGGGGGCGGCGGGGCGACCATGACGCTGTGATCTACCCTCTCGCTTCACCCTACAACGATCCGAATCTCAACGAGCACTTCACGCAAATTTACAGCGGGCTCACGGACGAAGAAATTCAGCGCATCCGCGATATCGGAGACGCGCTCGAAACCACTAACGTCAAGCTCTACGGCCGGTTTGACGACAGAAAGGTCAGGGCAACCGGCTCGCACTTCGGACTGAATGATGAAACGGCTTGGCTATACGCGCGAATGGCGAAAGTCGCCCAGCAGATCAATGCGGCCAATTACCGTTATGATCTGACCGGATTTCACGAGAACTTCTATTATCTGACCTACCGAACAGGCGGGCATTTCAACTGGCACGTCGATATTGGCGGGCAGACGCCAGCTCCACGTAAATTGTCCCTCGTTCTCCAGCTCAGCGACCCGTCCGAATACGAGGGCGGAGACTTCAATGTGATGATCGCGGACCATTATGACACCGCCGACAAGCGCAAGGGCCTGATCACCGCCTTTCCGGCATTCAAAATTCACCGCGTCACGCCAGTCACCAAAGGTGTCCGGCGGACTCTCTCAATGTTCCTGGCCGGACCAAACTTCAGATAAGCGGAGGCGTAATTGTTCCACTACAGCGAGCCCGTCCAGAACCTCAACGGTGACGCCCTCGTGGGCCATTTCGTGCAGGTACTGAATCCCACGACAGGCGCGATTGTCCCCATTTATTTGGATGCGAACTCAACTCCTATCGTCACTGTCTCCGGCGTCGCCAACATGGCTAAGGTTGATAACAATGGGATGGTGGACTTCTACGTCGGAACGTCAGGGGCCTCTGGCTATACGGTCAATGTCTATGGGCCGGACGCGCTAACGCTGAAGGAATCCGTCCGCAACATTCCGATGATCGATCTATCGCCCCTGATAAATCTGACGGGGATGCAGAATGTTGCAACGCGAACAGCCCTAGCCTCTTTGCTTGGGGTTGCAGGCACCGCGATCTATTTGACCGAAAGCGGGCGCGAAGGAATTTTCGTATTCTCAAGCTCGAATCTATCGGCCTCCGTTTCCGCTGATCCTTCGCAATATCTGTACGTCGCTCCGGCAACCGATCCAACCGGAGCATCAGGCGCGTGGGCGAGAAAGCTCGACACCACTGTAGGCGGCGGCGACAGGGGGACAGCGGCTTCCGGCAATACAGACGATTTGGAAGTGCTGCGCCAGTTCAAAGGGGCAGCGGACGGAACGACCGCTTTCTATGGCGAGCGACGCCGCGTGTTCGCGCAAGGCACGAACAATATCGACCATGCCCGATCCCTCTATATCGGCACTCATAATCAGGTCGCTTCTCCCGGCGTTGTCGCCAACCTTGACGGCATCCATTGCTATACTTGGTCCGAGGCGAACGCGACGGCGACCTATGCGACCGGGATCGCGGTCCACTGCCGCATGGACGCCAACTCCCACATCACCAATGAAGCCGACATCTTCAGGGCGGTCAGCACCGCTCCGTCAGCCGGGGCAACCATCGCCAAGATCGTCGGCTTCTCGGTTGGCGATATCGGCGATGCCACAGCGGTTACGACTGCGGTCGGCGTCGAAGTGCCGGATCTTCAGGCATCCTCTCTTGCGCAAGGCTTTCGCAGTCTCCTTAACAGTGGCGCGAACAAATATGCGATCTCGTGCGAAGGAACGGCGCAGAGCGCATTCGGCGGGTTCGTTCGTGTAGGGACGTTCGGCGCTCCGCTTTACCCGCTGGAAGTGGTGAATGCGAACGCCAACATCGTCAGCGATTTCAACAACAGCCATGCGACCAACCCGTCAGGGATTCGCATCCGCTACAGCGCGACGGCTCCAAACAATTCCACAAACGAGTTCATCCTTTGCTCGGATAATGTTGGAACGAAATTCTCGGTCAGCTCCAGCGGAACCATCACCACTGTTGCACTGACTGCAAGCTCGTTCGTCAAATCGACCGGAACGGCGGGCATCGGCTATGGGACCGGCGCGGGTGGTACGGTCACTCAGGCGACCAACAAATCGACCGGCGTCACCATCAACAAGATCTGCGGCCAGATCACGATGAACAACGCCGCTCTTGCCGCTGGCGCGCTCGTGTCGTTCCTTGTCACCAATTCCACTTTCGTCGCGACTGACTCCGTGATCGTGAATCTGGCGGGCGGAAAGGCCAGCACCGGAACCTATGAGTGCTGGATAGACGGGACGGGTGGAGGCGCGTTCTGGATCACGGTAAAGAACATCAGCGCAGGATCATTGTCCGAAGCGCTGGTCCTGAACTTTGCCATTATCAAGGGCGTGGCGGCCTAATCCATCAGCGACTGAAGGAACTCGGCTTCTTCGGCGATCCATTCCGGAACGGGTGTTTCGCCGACATTGGCCCATTGCTCGATTTCTTCCGCGTCGAGGCCGCTGCGAACCGCCATGTCGGACGGCTGGAAGTTCAGCTTGCGCAGGAAGTCGGACAGTTCGTTTCCGGTCATTTTTGCTCTCGTACCGCAAACCAGCCTGGAGTGCCAGTAAATGAGCCAGCGTCAATGAGCCACGATCAGCAGAAGCTGGTCGAAGGGGCCGCCTATGTGTTTGCGGGAGTGGCGGCTATCAGCTTCGCCCAGCTCGCTTATGTCGTGACGATTGTGGCG